TCAGTGGGTTGCAATCATTTACAACTGAAATTTATGGCAATGTGGAAGATTTACAGAGCGATGTCAGTGGGTTGCAATCATTTACAACTGAAATTTATGGCAATGTGGAAGATTTACAGAGCGATGTCAGTGGGTTGCAATCATTTACAACTGAAATTTATGGCAATGTGGAAGATTTACAGAGCGATGTGAGTGGATTGCAATCATTTACAACTGAAATTTATGGCAATGTGGAAGATTTACAGAGCGATGTGAGTGGATTGCAATCATTTACAACTGAAATATATGGCAATGTAGACGATTTACAAAGTGATGTCAGTGGGTTGCAATCATTTACAACTGAAATATATGGCAATGTAGAAGGTTTACAAACGTTGACGGAAGGAATTACTGGAGATGTGAATGCATTAACATTTAACGCAGAAACCATCTTTTCAAGAACAGCCGAAACAAAAGCGGATATGACAAATACATCTATTGACTATAACAATGGTACAATTATATATTCCACCAATGCTGCAGCTGGTCCATATTCATACGATATTAGTAATGTGCCGAATTTAAATACACAAAGCCATATATTCACTGTATTTACAAATGCTACGTCAAGTAACTATAGTAATTGCTATGCAGAAGGCATTAGTGTAAACAATAATGCGTATAGTTTATTGTGGAGTAATGGAGAAGACCCAAGTACTACAATGGCCGACGTATTAGTAGGTGACGTGGTTTCACAACAAATTGCATTAATGCCTACTGATTTCAGTAACAATATTGCAATCTCTTCAGTGAGTTATTATAGAGGAGTATAATGCTTGCAGTAAAATTCAAAATATGATAGTTCCATTATAATATTTTGTAATGTTGTCTGATTTAGGTATTTTATATTAGTAAATTATATATGTCTCTCGCTACATTAAAAAAGAAAACTGCAAGTAAATATAGAAACAATAGTGCAAATTTGCAACAATTTTCAATAAATGGGGTTTATAGAAACCAAGGATATATTGGACAAAGCTCTTTGGGTCGTACAATATTGCGCACTCCGGCAAAAGGTACTGAGTCTCAAGGTCATGGTGGAAAAGACGGTAATTTTTTAGAAAAAGATGTAAAAACCTCTTCAATTAATTCAACGGAAAGCAACGCGTATGTAAAATCATCGGTGCTCAGTACGAGTGGTATGTTGGCAAAGCGAAACAAATGGGCAAAACGACCATATCCATACAGTATAACAAATCCAAGTGATTCCAATAACCAGAGCACGAGTGGAGACTATACTGTTTATAAGCGAAAAAATGCGTTAACGGATGGACTAATTATGAAAGCGTTTACAGTGACATTTCAATCGGTAGGAAGAGTAAATGCAAGTGGAGAAGACATTTCCACAGATGTTTCTATTTTAGTGGATGGTATTCAAATCGCCCAAATTACTCCTTTACCAGACCAATATACAGACCATTCTATCACATTTTATCAATGTAAAGAAAATTTTACATTTACATTAAAAGGTGAAGATGGATTAGAGCATTGGAAACGTACCGGTATTGCCAATTTGAAAATTAATGAAGTTTCGGTTATTGATTATTATAATTATTTGATAACAAATAATACAAATGATGGAATTGTCAATAGAAGCCTAAGTAATACTGGTACTACAGGAGCGCCAGGTAATCCTTCTTCTTTTAGATTTAATAGTTATGGTGAAATCGTGCCAACCTCAACCAACCCATTTATTATTGTTTCAGGAGGCGATAATAATGATGATAATGATGACAGTGCCGTAACAAATCATTATCACATTAAAGAGTTCTCTGCATCGTTATTCCCGGTTCTTGAAATCACAAATAAATCGTACAAAGAAGGTTCCGAATGTTGTGAAAAAACAGTACAAACCAACACTTCATTTGGAGCTATGTCTCAAGGAGATTATGTTTTCAAGCTCATTTCTGATTGTGCACCATTGGATATATCGTATGTACAATACAATACCAATCTAGGGAATCCATTTAATACGTGTTCGTCATAAAGTTGAAATTATGTTATATTTATTATAACATAATAGAAAGTAATCAATATTGGCATTTAAAAATGGAACAATCAATTGTAACTGAATATTTGGCTTCATTGACTCCCAAGGAGAAGAAGGCGTATGAAATTGCGAAAGAACATTTGGGGTGTTTATTGGATGTGGAAAAAACAAATGGATTTTTAAAATGGATTAAAACTAAGGAACCAAACTAACTTATCTTTGCTTTTAACGATTTCCAAAAACTATAATGTGATTTCACATTGGAAACCAAACCATCGGGCGATTCTGGGTTTACATGGTGATATTCTTCTTCAAAAATGGACCATGATTTGCTCTTTTTTTTCACAGGAATGTTGTATTTTTGCAATACATTAAAATTATATAATTTGCCCATATATCGGAAATTGTTTTTGTATACTTCTTTTTCGGGTTCTTCTGTTTTGTTTTCATTTTTTTTGTCGTTTTTAATATCATTGTTTTTTATATTGTCTTTTTTTACTTCTTTTTTTTTGGGTTGTACAAATGCGCTTTTATCAAAATCTATTTTCTTTTCTTTTCTTTTTTCCAATGTTTTCTTTTTTTCTAGTTTGATTTCTTCTTCTTTCATAGTATTGAAAGGATTGACGAATGTTTTGGGCAATAGTGTTGTATCTACGAAGAAATCTCTGCAAAGGAAAATACGAACATATTTCATTGCGCATAAATTCAATATGTTATAGCTTATTTGCGCATCTGAGAAATAGGCAAATGCTTGTCTATATAGGTCATAAAACATGGCCACATTACCTTGTGTAGTGGATTGGAATAAATAACGCGTTTTCCATTTTTGTTCTTCTGGACTTTCGTTTTTGGTTAATTTTTGGAATGTTTCAAATACGTATAGTTCTGGGTTAATATTGCTATTGCTATAATTATTGCTTTCTGAAAACAATTTATCAAAGAATGTTTTTTCATTTTCTAGTGTTTTTGGTTTTTTGATTTCTTGTACGACTTCTTTTTTCAAATTTCGGTGATAAACGCCGATTTTATATGCAATAATGGAAGTTAAAAATAAAATTACGGGTTGTATCATTTCATGCATTTATATATTTATAAAATTACTATAAATACTATAGACTATCATTATTTATATAATTTATTTCAATTTTGTAATTGTGCTTTTCTATGGGCAAATAACGCTTCCACCTCTTGTCTCATAAAGGGGACTTCTATACGTTCATACGTTTGAAAATAATTATTTGGATGCAATCTAACCAAGCACATTCCTTTTATTGTTTGGTCGTATTTGTTTTCTAAAATGGTTCTATAAACGTTTAATTGCAATGCGTAATGATAGAAATTAGCGTCTGGCAAATGACCTATACAAGAGGTTAATGCGGATTTATTGCCGAATGATTCGGTAGTAATGTCTTTGCTTCGTTTCCAATCGTAAATCCATTTGCTTCCATCTTCGTCTTCAAATATCATATCAATAGAACCGGCCAATTGTAGTTCTTTGTCATAAATCATCCATTCGGTTCTATACGCTTTCAAGTGTTTATAGTCTTGTGCGAATAATTTGAAATAACTATATTCAATGGACTCGTTGGCCACCTCCATATTGTTATAGTAGCATTCTATGTCATAATGCATGGCGGTTCCTAAGAGTGAGGCTTCGTTGCCGTTCCATTGGGCTTTGATTTCTTCGCGTGTCATGCCATAATATTTATAGTTTGGGTCTTGCATTTTTGTTCCTTTGAAAATATTATCCAATACTTTATCGGCGTCAAAATGGCTAAAATGAGAGTGAATCCAAGTAGTGCATGATGTAAATGAAGAATCACCATCAATTGTATAAATATGAGGTCCTTCGTCAAAGGAAATATGAGAATCTCTCTCATGTGGATTTATTTTGGCTAGATAATCAGGTGGGGTTGTCATGTTTGATTGCTTGTGTAAATATTATAAATGTATATTGAAATGTTTTTATATGGTTTTCTTTTTTCAACTTTTTGGGGGAACCTAGGTTCCCCCATTCCCCCTCCTGGTGTTGTGCGAGCGAAGCGAGCACATATTATTGGTTTGTCTCAATGACACAAAAAAACAAAAGATAACACTATAAAAAATATAATGTTATGCATTTCAAAATATTATACAACACACCATATGAAAAATAATTATATGACTTTGAAAAGCTCAACAATGAGACATATGTATAATGGCCTGTTTACGCGGTACCATATATAGTGCTCGCTGCGCTCGCACCAACACCAAACACACAACCCTAGGAGGGGTTATAGGGGAACCTAGGTTCCCCTAAGTGTACGTAACTTCTAATGCAAACGAAAAATCTCTCTTATTTAAATCCACTATATTGCCAAATTCATCCAACAATTGAATATGCAGTCTCAATATATCACATTTCCCTTCATACATTCGTGTATCCGATAACAACTTACCACCCGATTGACTTACCACAATTAACGAACCAAAACTATAGCTATTTGGGTCCAATGAGACACGAGCCAGTATATTGGAATTCAATAATGATTGATGAGAAGGAGCCACAAACGAGTTTTCTTTATTGGCATTGAATTCATCCACACAAACATACATATAATGAAACGGATTTATATCAATGGTTGACTCCGATACCAATTCAACCGATTGCCCTAAATCATACGACGGCTCTCGGAAACCCAAACACCATCCCAACCGCGATTTTAAATGATTTCTATCAATATTGCCATCTTCATCTACATTAAAATGTATTTTAAACGATTTTGTTGAGGTATTATAAAATTCAAATTTGAGAGTACTTCCACTTTGGTTGTTTGTATTACTATCTTCCGTATGCAAATCTACGACTATATCGTTTTGCAAACCATTATAAGCCAATTGTTCATTTACTGCATCTTTCAATTCATCGGCGCTTTCAAATGCACGGTCATCTATACGGATTACACGATTGCCACTAATATCATCTTCCACTAAAAAATACGTATTTTTACGTCTCAATGAGAAAGGATAAAAAGAAGCGGGTATTTCAACATTCGTCACTTTAATACTTTTTACATTACTTATTTGTTGCGGCAATTTCAACGACATATCCGCATAATTTTGCATATTGTATTCTTCTTGAAATCGCGTATCAATATTAATATATTTCGTTTTTATTGTACTATGCACATTTGTCATTACCATATGATGACCATTTTCAGTCACTTTTGGCTGCATAAATGTCAAATTTTTACTATCAAAGTATTTACTCATATAGTAAAAGCTAATATAAAAATAATTCACTTTTTAACATATGGAATGTTTCGGCTTTCTTTTGGACATTGAGAGCACACTCCAGAATCAACAACATTGGAAAACATATTCCCCAAACTTTGTCTCAGTTTTGGAGATATAATGGGCATTTTGGGAGACCGTTTATGCGTTTTGCTAAATGTATAAATCATAAAATTGAATATATTTTATAGTATATTTTTCTATAAAGTACACTATAAAACAAATAAATCAGAAAAGATGAATGTTTGTCATTATTGCAATCGCAGTTTTTCCAATACAGTAAACTTAAATAGACACAAATTAGGCAGTTGCATGTGGATTCACACAAGCAAAAAAGACAAACATGACTTTATTGATTCATATGAGCCTGCGTTTACAGACTCCCAACGCGATGGATTTATACGCAAATTATTGTTTGAAATGAGCAAAATGAATATGAAAATGACACAAATGCAAAAAGAAATACAATACTTGAAACAAAAACAAAAACTTCAAATCGTTAAAATATTGAATTCTGAGAAAGTACAACCAACGAAACATATCATTCAATGGGTAAAAACCATAAATATTAGCCAAATGCATTTAGAATATGTATTCCGAAATAATATGGAAGAAGGCATTTTACACTTATTAAAAGACACACTAGAAACAATGAACAATCTTAGACAACATACACCCATACGTGGCTATAATAAAAAACCCAAACATTTATTTGTCTATTTTGAATATGAAAATGAAATTAAATGGAAATTATGTGACTATGATTCATTTCAAAAAATATGTAAAATTATTTCATCACGTTTCATAGAACTGTTTATGACATGGCAATCCGACAATGCAGACTATTTATTATACAACGAAGAAAGCCAAGAACAAGTTATGTTATTTATGCAAAAAGTAATGGACAGCGGTTTCTTAAAACATACAGGTAAAATGATTGAAAAACTATACAATAAAATAAATACTGAACTTGAATTAAATGATTATGAATTTGAATAAAGATGCAATTTTGCACAATGGGGATGCAATTGCACAATGGGGTCTATTTTTTTTACCATGAAAACGTCACCATCATTGGATAATGGTCGCTTTCATACGTATCGCAACTTTCTTTATAATTATGAACGTATTTTACACTTTCTATATGCTGAAATAACCATTGAGACACCAACATATGGTCTATCATGGCCAAATCTGTCGTTTGCATTTTACAATCTCCATTTTCATCATAAAAATCCGTAAACCGGTCATTTTGAAGGACTTTACTAGACACACTATACAAACTATAATTGGATTGTTTGCCGCATAAAATATCAATCACCTGCGAATTCGCTTCATTGTTATTTATATCTTTGAAAATATTGTCGTAATCATTTAAATCGCCCAATAATATCACTTCTTCGTTCATATTTATTTTACTTTCAATATACGATTGCAATACTTTCGCTTGTGCCTCTCGTTTGGCACATTTTTCAGGGTCATTTGGATTAGACAATAAATGTGCCCCAATCATATGGATAGAAATATTATTTATTGTAAAATGCGTCAATAAATGTTTTGTTACCCCTTGTGTACCATTTTCTCCATTGTAATTGCAACGACTCCCTTCTATCGGATAATTATAGCGCATTTCAGTACGTGTGAGAGACTCGTCTGGGTCTATTTTCGTCAATAAACCCACATTTTGACCCGTATAAGTATCCTCCCCTTCAATCATATACGAACGATACGAACTATTTTCTGGTTTTACTTCGTCCAATTGCGTGCAACTTTGAACCTCACATAAATGCACTGTATCTGCGTCTAATGATTGCAATATATTTTGTATTACCCCCATATGCGTGTATTGTTCTGTACTTGTATTCCATGTACAAATGCCTGGACAACTGGAGCACGATTCAGTAAATAACCATTCCGCATTAAACTGAACAACAGACCATTTATTGTTGTTATTGCGATTGTCATTTTGAGACTCCACGATAGAGCAATTAAAATTGGTTGACCATACAACTGGAACAATAAGTAACAAACAAATCCACATATATACTATGTTTCTAAACTCTTATGGGGTTCTATAAAAAGTTGAATTTATAGTTTCATAAATACAACCTAAAAACGACGAAATACAAACTTAATCATGAACCGCTCTCAGTTATCCATTGAACAAGAATACGCACTTCAACAATATGAAGAAGGACATAATTTATTAATTACTGGTCCAGGTGGTACAGGTAAGTCCTTTTTAATACAACAAATGATTGCATCTTCTGAACTACACAATGAAAAATATCAAGTATGTGCAATGACAGGGTGTGCCGCCATTTTATTAAATTGCGGAGCCACTACCATACATTCATGGAGCGGAATTAAAATTCCACGTCAAAGCAATGCCGAAATTATTACCAATATAAAAAACAATAAAAAAGTGGCGGCAAAATGGAGAAGCACCTCTGTATTAATACTAGATGAAGTAAGTATGTTGTCTAAAAAAATATTTGAATTATTGGACGGGATTGGTAAAGCGGTTCGCAATAACGAGAAACCATTTGGAGGAATACAATTGATATTTACGGGTGACTTTTATCAATTGCCCCCAATAGGGTCAATACAAGACGGTTCTGGGTGTTTTTGTTTTGAATCTGATTTATGGTATAAGACATTTGAACCAGATAACCATATTGAATTGAAGAAATTATTTCGTCAAACCGACCCGATATATAAAACAATATTAAATAATGTGAGAGAAGGAATCATTTTACCAGAAAACATGGAAGTTTTGAAACAACGATTACATGTAAAATACAATAAAGAAGAAAATAATGGAGTTTTGCCAACCAAACTATATGCTATAAAAACAAAAGTGGATAAAATCAATGAAATGGAGTTTCAAAAATTAGAAGGCCGATGCTACGAATATCAATGCATCAATAAGACCGACTGTGCTGGCAATTTGGAATCAGGTAAACCATTTTCCGATGATTTTATAGCGAAAAATAAAAAAATGTTAACTCAAACGAAAACTGAAATGGAATTCCGATATTTAATGGATAATTGTCCTATGGAAAGAAACTTGTTTTTGAAAAAAGGGGCGAATGTCATGTGCACTGTCAATTTAGACTTGGAAAATGGCATTTGTAATGGTTCGGTTGGAATTGTGGAAGATTTCATACAATCTGGTGTTTTTATTCCTATTGTTAAGTTTTCAAATGGCATTTCGCGTAGTATTCCTATAAAATATTGGCAATCGGAAGAATATCCTACATTGGCATTAGGCCAAATTCCATTGAAATTGGCATGGGCAATGACCATACACAAAAGCCAAGGGTCTACATTATCTATGGGTGAAATTGATATTGGGAATACAGTGTTTGAATGCGGTCAAACGTATGTGGCGTTAAGCCGGATTCAATCGTTGGAAGGATTGTATTTATGCGGGTTGAACCCACAAAAAATAAAAGTGAATCCAAAGGTGAAATTGTTTTATAGTAAAATACCAAAAGTGGAATATGACGAAGAAGATGAAGACGAAGAAAAAGGTGAAAGTGACGATGACAAACAAAATGAAACTTTACAAGAAGAAAACTATAAAGAAATAAATTTAGAATCATTCAAACACATTCACTTTTAAACATTTGAAGGTTAACCATAAAAAATATATTTTTATATTTTTTATTTTTTATTGAATTTATTTTTAATTTACAATTTAAAAAATTATGTCAATTTCATCTTCACACGGAAACTACGAGCCGTCGTATTTGGACCCACAGGCACATCTGTATCTTGACTTGCATTTGGGTTTATTGTTACCTTATATGAAATTGTATCGTCTGGTAAAAAGGGGACGTAATGTATAGGCGGTATCAAGTGGACTTTCATTCCAATATTGTCAAACTATACAAGAAAAACATACAATACAATAAATTATCACGAATAAATGTGGTAAACTCAACGCATAATTGATTTTCACTCAATACAAACATCAAATGCTTATAAAACCAAGTAAAAAATACTATACCACATATAACCGGTTTTGACAAATAATAATGATGGCCATACAATAACGCACTTATATACACCATATTTTTATGACCAATACATAAATCACTATATACAAATCCATATGTGGCATACATAACCACAATACTCCCCAATTGTTCAATCATGTTGTTTGGTTGTATTGATTTTAAAAACAGTTGTCTAAACAAACAATTGTAAATTCCATTGCACCATGACAATATATTCCCCATCACAAACCATCCTTTGGGGAAAAATATATAATGACATTTTAATACAACGCGCGGTGTGGTTGTGGAATCGTATGTTTCAATGTTTTCAATATAATGGATTTCACGATTGAAATCAAACGCACATATTTGACCTTTTTTAATCGTTTTTTGAGTAAAAATCATTGGAAAACACGTTTTAATATTTGTGTTGTCATTTACTGCAATTAACACTCTATATACAGAACAAAATGGGAAAAATGAAAATGGACCGTCTATATGACTGGTATAAAATACTTGGTCCGAATGAATATTTTCTTGTCTGTTGTTTCCGGTCAAATATATTTCATCCATGGTTTTTACATTATACATTTCATATTCGCTAGGATTAAATAATGGAGCAAACATTTTTTTAATTATAGCACTATTTGCACAATTGTAAAAACAAGTATGCACTTTTTCTGGAATGTCAGTAAATGCCCACCAATGTTGACTAATTCCATCATCGTTTTTATTATTCAATACCCATTTTTCTATTGTATATGCATCTTGTTCATGTTCGCTGTCTTTCTTCGGTTCAAATAACGTACCTTCTAAAACTCTCATATAATTTAACGAACCCGGGAAAAATGCCAATTTATTTATAGAATCAATATTAAACAATCCTATAAACCAAACCAGACCCAAATACATACTAATTGCACTTGCATAATCATAAATAATATCCATCATCTTTTTCACAATAATATTTCTATATTTTCTTAAAGCATATTATTTATGTTTATTTCCGTTTTACGATTTTTTACGACAATTTCTACATAATGGAACATAATCTTCGTTCGTTCCTATCATTTTTTGCTCCATACAACTATTGTTAATACGATGAGAAAATATGGCTTTTGTACCATCTTTACATTGAACACACAATGAATGCAATTTATACACTTTATCGCAAAGCGGAATCAAATCCAACATTTGACCAAACTTTTCTTGCATAAAATCACCGTCTAAACCGGCCACATATACATGTGCTTTGTGTGTATTGACCATTTCATAAACCGTACTATACAAATCCGGGAAAAATTGTCCTTCA